TAATTTTTCTAACCTCGATTTTGATGAGGTTAAATCAACTTTACAAGAATATCTTAAATCTAACTCAAATTTTACTGATTATGACTTTGAGGGATCTAACCTGTCAACGATTTTAGACGTTTTAGCGTATAATACCTACATTACATCTTATAATGCGAACATGATCACTAATGAAGTGTTCATTGATACGGCAACTTTAAGAAAAAACATCGTTTCATTAGCAAGAAATATAGGTTATACACCTAGACCAAGGCAAGCAGCAAGAGCAACAGTATCTTTCACCGTAGATACAAGTGGGGTAACACCTGCTCCTGCTACTTTAACCCTTAAAAAGGGTCCAATTGCAACTTCTTCAGCAACTTTTGCTGGTCAAGATTTCATTTTTTCAATTTTAAGTGATATT